AATACATATTGACGCTTCACCGCCCCGGCTACTGCCGACCACTCCACGTCCACAATCCCGTCTACCACGGGTGATTCTCCTATAAGGTTCTGGCTTTGCAGTCCGAACCTCTTTATGTTTATCGCGGCTAACAAATCCCTGTCATTCAATTGGTTACAATTGGGACACGTCCATTCTCGCTGCGACAATTTCAGTTCATGGTTCACATATCCACAAGTGCACATTTTGGAACTTGGCTCGAACCTTCCGATTTTTAGAAGGTTTCTTCCGTTCCATTCGCACTTGTACTGCAATTGTCTGAAAAATTCGTTCCAACTTGCAGATGATATGTGCTTTGCAAGGTTATGATTTTTCAACATTCCGTTTACATTCAAGTCCTCAATGATTATCGTTTGGTTTTCACGGACAATCCTTGACGTAACTTGATGTATGAAATTTTTACAGCAATTTGTTACTTTCTCATAAGCCTTTGCAAGTCTTATTCTTGCATTTTCTCTTCTGTTACTTCCTTTTTGCTTTCTTGAATACCTTCTTTGCAATACTTTCAATCTTTGCTCAGCTCTTTCAAGATATTTCGGATTCTCGTAGACTTGTCCGTTTGAAAGAACGGCAAAATCCTTTATCCCGACATCAATACCAACAGTTGTATCGTACTTTATATCCAGTTTTTTAGGAAGCTCTTTCCCGTCGTCAACAAGAACGGAAACATAATATTTCCCGGTTGCTGTCTTAGTTACCGTTACGGTTCCTATCTTTCCCTCAAAAGTCCGGTTTTTGTAGAATGATACCCAGCCGATTTTGGGAAGCTGAATTTTATTTGAACCAAAATCTACCTTAACACCGTTTATTGCTTTGTAAGATTTCCAATTATCTTTCTTTGACTTGAATTTCGGAAAACCTTTCTTTTCTTGAAAAAACCTTATAAAAGCATTATCCATATTCCGGATAGACTGTTGCAAACATTGGGATGAAACCTCATTCAACCAAAGCTTATCTTCTTCCTTTTTAAAGATAGTCAACATTTTACATAAATCAACACAAGATAAATGCTTCTTTTCTCGTTGGTACGCTTCAATTCTTTTTGATAAAGCCCAATTATAAACAAACCGAGTACATCCGAAAGACTTTTCAAAGAAAATCTTCTGGTTTTCATTCGGTTTCAGTTTATATTTATAGGCTTTTCTCATAATGCAAATATAGTTATATTAAAGTAAAGAAGAAAACTTTTTATTTTAAAATTTAATACCAATTATTTAGTCACAATTTTATCAATGTCCGATTCTACACCGGGCAATTCATAATCCCTGCTATAATTGTCCGCACCCCATTTTTCGGCTGCTATTCCTGCATCCTCAAATGCAATCTTGTTAAGCAATTCTTCGTTTACCAGTGTTCCTACAATCTGGTCCAAAGTCAAGTCAAGCCTTACAGACTTTATGAAAATAGGAATAGGCAGTACGTTCTGGTTTGTCATTAATTCTGTTATCCTTACCTCTACCAAATCATATTGGGTAGACATCCAGTTATAGGAACCCATTATCAGTGCATACAGAACTTCCGACATAATTATGCTTTCCAGCATGTTGTCCGAAAGACACATTATCTCGAAATTATGGAAACGGCTGTCTCTTATCTGCCATGCGCCACCGTCGTATATCTGCCCGTTCATTTTCCCTATGGAATTGGTTGCTCCTGGGTCTGCACCCGGTTCCCTTATTACATAGGCTGGCAATCCGGTATTGTCTTTCGGAAACTCAAACAACACCCTTAAATTACGGGGGTTTGTCATTCCCCTTAAAAACAATTTCTTCGCCTGGTCGTAAAAATCAAAATTCCCTTCCTTCATTCCGTTAAGAAGTCTGTATAGGAAGGTATTCTGTTCGTCTCCCTGGTGCAGTCTGTAATCTTCCGGTATATAGTTCAATATTGATACTATAAACTGCTTTACTTTCACAATTTCAATCATAGTCCTTTAATTCGTTTTAATGCCTCGTCTATCGCCATTTCAGCAACATATTCTATCTGAGCCTCTTCCAAAGCCCTGTCCATAAGTTTTTTGGCCGTTATACCGCCATTGAACCAACTTGTAGGGTCTGACTTGTCACTAACCCTTCTGAATGTCATATACTGACCTCTCTTCTCCTGGTCTGAACTTCGAGCCTCAACCCTTACAAGACCTTCATATTTTGCTGACTTGTGCATGTATTCCGGTACGTTCAGTCCGGGTATATTTATTTCCTTCCGGCTTCCCTTTACTTGCTGGCTTATCGGCAAGTCTGCAAGCTTCAACGGCTGTCCTCCTGCATTACGTGCCATATCGTACACATCTTTAGGCATAACAGAGCTAAATATTCCGGATTCCGCTATTGCTCCAGGCGTAGCATGTCTGAACGGTATTGTCAGATACCATCCTAAACCGTCCTTCTTTATCTTTGCCTTGTCCGAACGCTGGAATCCTATCTTCTCGTCAAACGGTGTCGCACCCTCTTCCAGCATCATAGGAAGAGGTCCTGCCGCCCTTGCAGACAACACGAATTCTACAGATGTGGCAGAAGTCCGGTCTACCTGCATGGCAGACCGATATATCCCCCGTGTCTGGTGCAGTTCGGAATCCACAAGTGCATTCCATCTTCGCATATATTCCTTTACTACATCGTCAACAAGACGTGTTCCAAGGAATTCCGCTTCTTGTGGCGTCAATGCGAATTCCGCTACCGTTTCCGATATGTCAACATATAGAGGCAACACCTTATTCTTCCGTTATGTATCTTATATCACACCCGAACTTTGCAAACAATATCTCTATAAACTCACTGTCCGTTCCAGACAGACTTTTCCGGCTCAGTGTTACTACCGTTCCTATCTTATAGGATATCACGTCGTCCAACAACTTGTTGAACCCTTTTCTTTGCGCCAATGTAACGTTAAACGTTACATCCTTATATACATCTTTGGCGTGCAGTCCGTTTTCCCTACAATACCTTTCCAATGCTTCTATATGCTTGTTAAGGTTATGCTTGTTCATGACCCTTGCATATATTACATTCTTTCTTTGTCCTTTAGACGCAATCGCATATACGGATTCGTCGTCGTAATCTATCCATTGTGTAGCGGAATTGTGGGTCTTTATCCTTCCTTCCTTTACATAATTGGATAATGTTGCCCGGCTTATACCAAGGACTTCCAAAACTTTCTTCGCTCTCATATACAAAATGTTTAAAAGTGTACAAATCTAAACATTTTCTTTCAAAGAAGCAAATTATATGTCTTCATTATATATCACACCGCTACCATCAAAATTCGGCTTCTCTATCGCTATAAGATGGCTCCTTCTTACAATAGCCTGGACCGGAAGCTCTATCTTATTCAGTTGTCCGCTTTTCTTGTCAGTGGCCCATGAAGCGCGTATCTCATGCGGCAAATCTATAACATGATATTCCGGGTTATGCTTGTAATATACCGACACAAAGCCGTTTTCGGGCAAAGCATCCATCTCCATATCCAATATGATACAATAGGGGTTAACGTCGCTTATATGTCCTTTATCCGTCTTTACAAGGGGTTTGTTTGAAGCCTCAAACAGATACATAGCCAATACCTGTACTGGTTTGTATGTGGTAAACACAAACGGCTGTCCCATATCATCGTATCTTATAGGGAGATTTTCAGAAAAATACGATATTTCATTTCTGAAAGATATTCTGTCATAATAGGATAAATTCGCCTTGTCTATATCCCGTACCGTTACAGCCATTGTACCTAAAAGCTCCTGGCTCCATGATTTGTATTTGTCCGTAAAGTTTATCCCTGTTATCAGCGCCTTTGTGTGTATCGCATTCACATAGAAATATCCCGTACCGAAACAGTTCTGACAGTCCGGCAATGCAGATTCTTTCCCATGACACGGGCAACGTAAAGCACGCATTATCTCCACGTCGTAACCTTTGGCCTGTATCGCCTTGTCAAATTCCGACTTGAAAAATTCCGGTCTGAAATTACTCAATCCGGAAGACGGGGATTGTAATATATTTCTTGTCTCGCTCATACCTTAGAATACTGCAAATTTTACTTCATCGTACACCAGCTTCAATCTTCCTACAGTCTCTTTTATCTCTTTCAGATATTCCAATATACGGGCCGAATATCCCGAAGATGTAGCAGAAGCTGTAGTATTTATACTTTGACTTAATCCATCTATGCTTAGAGATTGTCCGGCAACACCTGCAATACCAAGAATCAAGTCACCAGCAATTCCCAAAGGTGATAAAGATGCAAGTTTTCCTAACAGATTAATCAAGTCCATAGGCATCTGGTCCACATCCCATCCGGTTATATACTGTACCCTCCAATAATCCGGTATATACTGGAAACGCTGCATACCAATCTGAGACGTTATGCCTGTCAATATTATTTCCGCATTTCCTTGTGTCGTGGAAGACCCTGTAGGAACAACACTCAGCCTTCTTTTCCCTTGTCCCATACCACTGTCATACTCGCATGACAGCCATCCTTGGGGGTATATAATCTGCTCTATCTTATTGAGCATCCCAATCATGCTTAACGGCTCCCTTACCGGATATGACGGGAACAATATAGGGAATTGCTGCCAATAATCCTTCTGATAATAAGTCAAAGACTGGTCAATTAACTGTTTACAGAATTTCAAGTTGAACCAGTTTTCAACCTCTCTTTGTGCTGATTCTATATAGAAACGCATGGATTCGTCCGTGAATGATGCTCCCTGTCCTCCGTCAATGGTTATCCCATATAGGTACGTCTGCCATATCTCGGCTACAGACAACACAAGTCCGGAATTTTTCTTGTATTTTATCGTAAAAGTTAATTGACCCATCCTTGTAAAGTATTTTTATTTAGACAAAATCATATCTATAATTTCCTCTTTCTTTTTGCCTTTAAGGTCTTCTTCTTTAAAAGAGCCTCCGTCTTCTGTCATTGCAAGTTCTTTCAATTCGTCAACCTTCATTTTCTTAAGAGCCGTCTTTACCTCATCGTCCTCTTCTTCCTTGATAGAAACTTCCTGCTTTGTTTCCAGTTCGGGGACTACTGCCTGCGTCTCCTTGTTTCCTGCTTTCAAGTCCTCGACGCATTTCTTCCATACTTCAATTTCCTTTTCTTTCTTGGAAATTTCAACCTTCTGCGCCTCGACGATATTCTTAAGACGTTTTATTTCCTCTTCATATTCCTTGTTCCCTTCTTTCACTTCCGAACGAAGTTTTTCTTCAAGGCGTGTTTTGAATTCCGGTTCCTCACCTTCCTTGTAAATATCGGGAAGTTTACGGCTTACTATTTCTTGATAGAGTTCTTCCGATACTTCCGCTCTACCGTTAACAAACTGTACCGGGCCACCATTAAGTACAATTCTATGGTTGTTATACACCCGACTTTTTAAAATCACTTTTTCCATAATACAAACTTTTTAAACAAAAAGGGAAGGAGTTCAATTACTCCCTCCCTTTCACTTTTCACTTCTTAAACCTATAAATTTATATCAAGCTAATTACAAGCCTTCTTCACCAATGTTAACAATACGTACAATCTTTGCAGGCTGATACAATACCGGGGTACCGTAGTTCAGAATTGCAAAGCGCTTGCTTGGAGATGTAACAGCGAAGTCCATCTTCATAGTATCAGCAAACTGCAAGTATTCGTTAATCTGACTGTCATTGTAATATACCAAAGCAGACTTAGTACCTGCAATGATACGGTTGCGGTCACGTACGCAATTTGCAGCGGCACCATCGTAACCTGTTGCCATCTGAGAAGCCGGAACCTCAAAGATAGGGAAGTATTCAGTATTTGCGTTCAAAACCGCATTCTTCTTGGTACGATATACCACGAAGCAAGTAGCAGGGAATGCACCACCTACGCCAGCAGTAAATCCAAATTCTACTGATTCAGAAGCGGCTACAACCTGGGCGCCAGCAGTTGTGATATTCAGAGGTGCGGATTCACCATAACGATTCTTTGCTGTTACCAAGTAGCCATAAGAACCTGCATGGTTGCCGAAATTAGTCTTGGTATCGGCTGCATTAACCTTAATGGCAGTACCAGCAACCGAAGCAACCGAAGCAACCGAAGCAACCGGAGTAACCGGAGCTTTAGCACTTGTGGCGCCCTTGCCTACCATAATAGGCTTGCGTTCGTCGAAGAAACGGTCATTCTTGATGTTAATCTTACCGAACTGAGTTGTAACGTCGTTTACAGACTGTCCCATTGTTGCACCAGTTACAGAGGCAGCAAGACCTACAATAACTCGCTTGCTTTCGTGGAACATCTTAACGTAGTTGTTGAACACAATCGGGTTAGAAATGATACGGTCGATATAACCGTTATAAACGTTCACTACAACGTTTGCAGCGTCTTGAATCAAATTGTCATTCAACACAAAACCTTGTGCATCGATAACTGCCGGGCTGTTGAAATAACCGTCTAACAGTTGTTCAGAAGTCTTACCTTCTGCCGTGCCACCGTCCATTTCGTTGATACCCAACATGTGTTGACGGAAAACACCGTCGAACTGCTCGGCTACACAAGAAGAATCAGCGTCAACAAGACGTGTGTCAATAATGGTACTCAGAAGGATAGTCTTATTCTCGACTTCTTTCTGATACATGTCCATATTGCCAGCCAATTTAACCAACATTCCCGGATGTGTAACCTGTCCGGAAACACCCATGAACTTGGTTACGATTGATTTACGTCTGTATTGAGAATCGGTTTCCTGCGGAGTTTCACCTTCTGCATTGAAAATACCGACTTCCTCACCATACTTGTACAACTGGTTGTACTGGTGTACAGTGTTGTCAATCTTATGTTTAGGCATTTCCATGTAATAAACCAACTGGTTCATACGGTTGCCCAGAATCTTCAAGACTGAATCCAGGGATTCAACTTTCAAACCACCACCATTGTTGATTTCGTTGTTATACTGCATTCCGGTCTTAAGACCTGCTTCCATCGCTTTCAAGATTTCTGCCGAATCCATGCCGTCCAGTACATCGCCAGTACCGTTTTGATTGCTATAATTATACAAATCCATATTCTTTTTATTTAATAGAGTTTATTTCACGAATTTTACACCATTCTTTTCGTACATGTAACGTGCAAGATTTTCACCCACTGTTTCAGCGTCCGGATTGATAAGGTATGCAAGTGCATTACTTTCCAGTGACTTAGCGATATCTTCCGGTGCTTCTTCCAAAGACTTTTCAATAAGCTTTACGGCCATAGGTCTGTCTTTCACTACATTAACTTCGTATTTACCTGCTTCGTCCTTTCTTTCCTCGAAAGATTTCTGAATAGCTGTCATATTGTTAAGTCCTTCTGAACGGAACATAGGAGTAACTCCAGACATTTTGTCCAACTTGTCGTTGATACCGTCCACTGTTTCCTGGAACTTGTCAATAGACTTTTGGAAATTCTCCATCAGAGGTGCAAATACAGAACCCAAAGATTTCATGATGTCTTCCTTGTCGGATTTCTCCACTTTTTCGCCTTCTGCATCCTTATCCTTGGCGGTATTCTTTTCGTCTTCCTTCACCTTTTCTTCGTCCTTAACGGCTTCCTTTTCCAGCTTATTGATATCCTTTTCCTCTTTGGTTTCGGATTCATGGTCTCCTGCTGCTGCTCCGTTTTCAGACTTTTCGATTTTCACGTTCGCCATAATGTACTCGTCAGAAAATCCCATAGACTTCATCAGAGATACGATAGGGTCGTTCAAATATTTTTCGTCCATCTTTATTAAACTTTTAATTGTGTACAAACTTATTTATTAACAGTTCTCAAATAGTCCTTTATAACATTCAATCCTACATTACCGTTCAGATAATAATTATAAAGCTCTTGAAATCTTTCGTCTCTTTCCACTATGATAGGGTTAATGGTTACATTGAAAGATTTGTCTATTTTTATATTATATCCGTCCTTCTGTAGCTCTACAAGAACGTTATTGGAACCGTTGTTAATTTCTTCTTTATTGCTCTCCACGAAATCTACTGTCTGCACGCCCTTTACTATATCGGCAAACGAATTTGCATTTACGGGTGTCATTGTCATTGCTACGTTTGTGATAAGCGCTTTCGTTACCTTTTTAGGGTTGTTCTTGTCTCTTTCAAGCGCTCTTCCTTCAACGGAGAAACCCGGCTTCCGGTCTGTACCGCTTGCAAGCATTTCCAGTGCCTTGTCATAAAACGCTCTTGCTTCCGGTGATTTCTTCCATAATTGGCAACGCACGTAGAACTTGTTATTCTTTACATATGCGTCCAATGGGTGTCCTATCCAGAACCTTGATTTATTGATAGGGCTTCGTGATGGCAAATGGTCTAAATTGATTAGACCGTGTTTTAAAAAGCGGTCTATTACAAATCCGTTGGGATTCATAGATTCATCCTCCGAATCTATGGAAGAATCGGACGCCAAACCTTCAAAAATCATTTTTTCATACCTTCTATCGTCCCCTACCGGGTAATCCATAGGATTGAAATCTGATTTTTCAAAGTTTGCTTCTGTGAAAAAATTAAATTTTGAATCTACTTCAAACATCTTATAATAATCTGTAATCCAACGAATTGAAATAAACATGTTTCTGTAAATATCTAATAATCAATATATTACAATAACTAAAATATATTTACAGCTTTACCGATTCAAATGTATGGATTTTTATGCAAATAGCCAAAGTTTTATGCAAAAATTATTCACCCTTCGCTTTTAGATAATTATCCACAAACTCAGTATATCCTTTTCCATAGCTTCCTTTAATAAAAAGAAGGGGTGTTTACACCCCTCCCCAAAACAGTTAATGTAATTGTAAACGATATTTAGTTTGCTTGAGTGTTGCCATAAAATCTTCCACCCACGACTTTTCCCCGGCATATTCGGGGTTATTGTCAAGCTTGGAATAGAATTCTCTTGTACGGTCTATAATGAGGTCCACCAATTCTATAGGGTCGTTGACCTCTATTTCTTCACCGTTTATCTCCCCGTCCTTGAAACGGCCGAAACCGCTTTGTCCGGCTTCCATTATCTTATCTTCATAGTCGGAAAGCTCCTCTAACAAATCGTCCAGATACTTGTGCTTGGCATTGTCTTCCTCTTTCCAATGCACATTTTTTGAACGCGTCTTAACGCCTTCCAGGAAATTAGCGAAATCGGCAAACACCGTATACATCCCGTTCTCCTTCTTTGCCTTTTCCAGTACATCGGCTTTCACCTTCCCCTCTTGAATCATTTCGGAAATAACACTTTTGAATACCATCGCGTCTTCCACAGAAGAAAACTTCATGGAAACCGTCAGTCCGTCTTCCGACTTCCATATTCCCTGGCTGTCCGTTTCTTCGCTTTCCGTAGTTTCCGTTTCCTCGTTCTTTGCTATTCCGTCACCTTCCGGGCCTTTTGGCTTGTCGTCCAAATCTTCCTTGCAAATAGCATTCGCATCGTTACAGTCCATCGTCTTTTCAACTTCCTTACTTTTCCAGTCTTCCGGCAATTCGCTTTCAAGACCCAGTTCTTTAGCACGTTTCTTAATCCACGCCTTAACCTTTTCTTTCGGCATGTCAGAAGCACCGGACAACTTGATAGCGTCCTTCAAATCCTGGCTATTTCTGATAGGATATTTCCCGTTCGGCATTGCCTCTCCTTTCTTTGCAAGGTCCTTTCTTTCACTGTGTGAAAAATCGGTCTTGTTGTTCGCTTTCCGTATCTCTTTAGGATATTTCCCACACACGGACTTTACCACATCTTCCGTTACTTTTCCTTCCTGGAAAGCCTTCATCACGATTTCTACCGGGCTGGGTTTCACTTCCAAGCCCAAAATCTTCTTGATATTGTCTTTCATGTCAAAGATGAAATCGTAGTCTTCCAGTTCAGTAACCGGGTCAATCCACATACTTCCGATTTCTTCCTCACCGTCAACCACCACAAAAGCCGGGGATTCATCATCAACGTGCCCCATAAAATAATGAATTTCCGCATTCTTCGTTTTGGCTACACCGACCTCCATAAGAGTGTCTTCCGGAACGTCTATTCCGGTCTCCTCGAAAAGTTCTCTTTGTGCGGCTGTACGGAAATCTTCTCCTTCGTCAACATGTCCCCCAGGTATGCACCAATCGGGTGTATAGTTCATGTGTTCCCCTGCTCTCTGTAAGATAAGCAACTTACCGCCTCTGAACAAAAGCACGTCCGCATACTTTACTACCCCGGTCTTTGCCTTCATGATATCATCGTATGCACTTTTGGAAAGCTTCTTGCTTTTCCATGCTTTCTTTGCTACATGAACCGCATATACATCCGCAATGGCTTCCGCTATATCTTCGTCTTTCTGGAAGGCGGCAATGGCCTTGAAAACCTTGTCCCTGTCTTTCTGCAATTGTGCAACCCGTGAAGTATGTTCCTTCAAGAACTCGTTGTATTTCTCTTCCGAAATCTCTCTTTCGTCCTTGTCAAGCAGGGAGAAGCTTTTCAATACCTGGCTTCTTTCGGCAAATTCGTTTGCAAGTTCTTCTGTTCTTGCTTCTATCTTTTCGGAGCGTCTCAGCAACTCCCTGTATTCAGACACCTTTTGTTCTGCTGTCTGTAAATGAAATAACTTTTTTAAATTCATAGCTACAAATTTTTCTGCTAAAATACGAATTTTGCACAATCTATCCAAAAATACAGACATTATCAATATAATAGGAAGCGTTTTTCTTCAATTCGGGCTTATAAAAATACCTGTTAAGTGTCTCCACCTTTTCTATCCGGTCAATCCTACCCCTCTTGTTCCCATACAGAACTATTCTGTCAGAAACGTTCAATTCCTTTACTTTTACCGGAACAAGATAGTTCTTTCCATACGTCCATACCATTTGTTCGCCCGAAATCCTGTTAAGAACACCTTCCTTGCCTGCATTAAAATAGATGTTATACACTGATTCTTGCGGTTTCATTTCGCGTACATGCAAGCCTTCCACAAGCGTATAGGAATGTCTTGTCTTTACGGCTTCATTAATCCTTATATCCTTTAGGAACTTTTCGCCTTCAAGCGTCCTTATCTCCACAAACCCGGTGTTGAATCCTCCTTCTCCCATAATCAATGTTCAGTTTTCAGAAACAAACCTTCTTTTGTTATAAGCGCATATTCCGGCCCAGCCTGTATGTTGTACAGTTTTCCTTCATACAAGGACAAGCCTCTTTCCATTATCTTTATCGCTCCTGCACCCATGTGCATGTATTCTGGATTGTCATTATAGAACTTTACGTATTCCTCCACATCCCCCTGTTCTATCTCTTTATCGGGACTTCTTCGACTGCTTCCTCTGTTTACTCCGAAACAGTCTTCATCAGTCCATTCATCAAACGTCTTTTCATCAACAAGCGGTATCGTCACTTGATGCGGCATAGTGAACGAGAGATGTTTTGCGTCTTCACATACGGAGATTACTATCCCCTTTTCCAATACAACGTTTTCCATCTCCCCTTTGAAATTGGTGCACTCCACTCCCTTCTTGAATAGGTTCGTATCATTCATCATACAATAGAGTAATACATACTCGTCTTCCTTTATCTGGTCCAAACGTACCGGGATAACCTCCCAATTATACACGTCTACCTCTTCCGCGCTTTCCTTGACACGTTCCTTTGTTACCCTTGTCTTCCGTAGGGTCAACACTTCCACATCTCCCTTATATCCGAACATCATACCTCAAACATTTTGTCTCCAACATATATTTTTACTTTACTCTTTCTCTCTACCTGTCTCTTGTATGGTTCTTTAGGCGGTTCAAACGAATGCGTCTCGTCATTCCAAACCATACCTTTAGGTACCTCCTTAAGGTCACAACGACAGAATGGGTGAACACTATTTAACACTGGTTTCCAATCTTTAACTTTCCTCCCTATATTGTCCCCGTTGTTTATAAGGTCTATAAGCTTGAATATCCTCGGTTTACTTCCTATCCCTGCCGTGGTGTAAAACTTTATACAGTGCTGGCACGCTCCACTGAATACCTCTTTATATACAAGCGCGTCCGCTCCCTGTTCCTTCATTATCTGCTGGGCTACCCCAGTCTGATAGATGTTCTGCATCTCGGTTTCCACTATACGCCCCCAATCACGGTTCCAGTCTTCCAAGGAATGCCCTATATTACTGACAATATTCTGCACGGACTTCTTTTTCAGAACGCCTTCTATCATTTCCTTCTTTATCGTTCCAAGCTCCAATTGTCTTTGCTGTTCCACAAGAACTTTTACCTCTTCTTCCGATACGGCATTAGACATTATCGTTTTTGCCCGTTCCCCCATCGTCTTTATATAGGAGTATGTGCGTGTTGCTGCCGCATAATACACTTCCTGTTCCAAAGATGTAAGTGCCGCCCATTGATGACGGTCTATATACTTAGTAAAATCGTCAAAATTGAGTGTAGACAATTGGGAAGGCGTCAGTTGTGCACTCAACCTTCCAAACAGATAGGATTGAAAATAGGGTGGTAACTTTTCTATCTCCCTTCTCCATTTATAGCCATACCGTCTTAACAAAGACTTGTCTTCCGGTGTCAACAGTTCATCCCCCATTACATCGGCTACAATTCTTGCAAGACGGTAGTCTATTATATCATACAGTTTTTGTATCTCTTCCGGTGAGAATATCATCTTTCAACCGTTTTAATCATTTCTTTTATAAGCTCCTTTATCATCGCGTCCGATTGTGTAGCGAACATGGTCTGTGCAAGCCCTTCATAACCGCATTGTATTTTCGGGTATCTGATAGGGTCTTTCACGTGTCTTTTCACTCCAATAAGACGCGATACCAAAGGAGTTCTTATACCATCAACTTTCTTTTCCGACATTCTTCTTTTCCTTTATCTTATAACCGTCGTAAAGGTCTTCGTTAAAAATAGACATATCTGGTTTCGGAAAGTAAGGATTATGCGGAGCGTTTCTATGAAATTCCCTTCCTTCTGGTCCTAAAGCTGCAACCTCTTCCATAGTCCATTTCCCTCCTATACTATTATCTTCAATCTCGAACCACTCATCAGCCGTCATATCAATTCCGTACTTTTTCTTTGCCATAATTTTACTCCTTTCTTTAAGTTTCTATGCAAATATACAAAACTGTTCAGAATTGAACAAATTTATAAGTCTATTTTTTTAAGAAACCTATCAAGTTCTTTTTGATTTAACACTTTATTATCATAAATCACTCCATTATCGGAATTTCCGTCATACAATTTAACAGACTTGAACTTATCTTTCAATGGAGTTTCTATAACTTTCTTGAAAGAAGCGGACGCGCCTTTATGTCCTTTTCTCGCTATTTCTGTAGGAACATATCGTTTCGTTCTCTCAAAACGTTTCTGTATTCTGTCCAAAGCCGTATCAAAATCGGTCGCCACTCCTACCAAATGGACATCATAACCCTGTGCCTTCAAATCATCAACCAATTTTTCAAGTTTTTCTGGATTTCCGAAAACAGCGTCTTTTACAAACGAAGACTTGGATGTTATATATTCGTTATCTATTTTCTTACCAATATCCGATACTTCCTCATGCACATAAGAAGCTGCTTTCTTCGGGTCTATATCCTTCACCCTTTCATAATCCGGTATCATATCGCGCATATCATCCACGTCAATAACGGGTAACTTGTCTATAGAAGGGTCTTTCTCCTTCATCTTCTTAAGATAATACCCTTTACCCGAACCACCACCACCAAGCATTAAGTAAGCACGCGGTTTTGTCTCAAATAGCATTTTCTTCCGATATTCGGACTTTATTTTATTATGTACTTTAATCTGTCTGTCTCGCTTCCACGCACTACCTTCTTTATAAAGGTCTTCCGTTGTCTTGGTTAAGTCGGCTTTCTCTTCCTCTGTAGCCTTTCTTTTCTTATATGGCAGTCCAACAATGCCAAGCTTCCGGTTTACCGTGTTGTTCACATACACGCCTTGTTGTGCCTTCGCAATCTCCAGAAGACCGTCATACATTTCTGGTCTTCCCAGGCTCTTTTCCAAAAGAGCCTTGTTTATATATCTTTCTAACTTTAAATCATCGAAAGTTTCCATAATTTCTTATTTGTAAAGATTTTTTAAATAATAGTCAACTGCTGGTTTCATTATAGGATTGTCGTTAAACGACTTGTATTGTGCGAACGGGTCTTCCTCGTCCTCCGGTACACCTTCCGGCTGTTGTCCAGGCTGTGAAGCTCCGAACATCTTGTTTTGTTCTTCTGCCTGCTTCATCCCCTGGTATACCTGGTTAAGAATGATGTCCTTTTCGGGGTCAAAGTCACGTCCGTTGTACTTCTTGAATATGTCCTGCATAGAAACCATTCCGCTACTCAATTTTTCAGAATCCAGTTTTACCTGTGCTTCCTCGTCTTCCACCTCTATTCCGGTAAATGCAAACTCGTAGTTTTCATCCAGCTCACTCACAATATACTTTGTAATGACACCCTGCAAGAATATCAATAGAGGCTTCAATCCTTTTTCCCGGCTGTGCTTCAATCTTTCGCGCTGCCCGTCCTGTCCGAATATCTGCTGACTTTCCTTGAAATTGAATCCAAGTTCGGACGGGTCTATACGGTATACGGAACATGTCATTATAATAAGAAACTTTATCCATTCGTTAAATTCCATATCACGATTGCTAAGTTTCTGTAAATCAACCCATTCCAAATCAATACCGTTTATGACTGGGGTGCGGTGCGAATTCTGATATCCTGCCATCGTCTGTGTCCATGCCTGCCTAAACTCCTGCAATGTGCTGTTTGATATGTTAGGATTCTTTATATTGATAAACCCTTTAGGCTGCGAACCCTGGCAGTTATGGACTGCCGTATAGTTGGCAAGGAATATGTGCTTGTCATTGAATACCTCTATATCATAAAGTTGTTCTTTCTCTTTTACAAGTTTAGAATTGTCCGTTACTTTATAGAAATGGTAGTTCAATATTTCCGGTACACTGCATCCAGCCTCTATCAAAACCCTTATGAGCTTACCTCTGCTTATCCTTCCACCTTTTTTCACATGATGCTTAGAAAAAGATATATCACCTCCCTTGTTGTTTTCCAGTATATCCAGAGCCAGGGAGTTAGGCACCAAGTCCCATTTGTCCTTTGTTCTTTCTCCTCTTGATATACCTTCATTTTTATAATCTTGCAAATAACCTATTTTATTAACAAAAGACATTACATCTTGAATAACAAGTGTTACTGGGTCATTATATCTGCTTTTACTTCTATTGCACTCTCTCGCAGCAACCCCAACACTTAACAACAACTGTAATATATCTTGTCTCAAATCATTATTCACACAACAAATAGTAGGAGTTTTATAACCCATTATATTTGCAGACGTGTGGCCGTCTGCCGAAAACAGACCTCTCAAAAACGCACATCTCAACTCTTCCGGCAAGTTAAATACGGAAACGGGTATCTTCTTATCTCTTGTATATCCGAATCCTATACTTATAAACCAATCAATAAAACATGTATCATATATGAATATATACGGATATCCATATTCCCCATCACTCCTTTGTGTAGAAGGATTACCTTTCTTTATACGGTAATTTATTCCGTATTTATCCAACACTTTAGAAAAATCACCAAAAAGTTTTTTATCTTTTGTATGATGTGGGAAAATTTCAAGCCTGTGTTCCAACCAGGTACCGTCCCCCAAAGCAAAGCCAATCATTTCCCAGAAATTCTTATCCTTCACCATTTCCAAAGAAGGTGTAAAGATTCTCTCCTTCTTAAGTACAGCTTCCTTTGTCGGGTTAGTAAATTCTCTAAAATATTCTCTTCCTATAAAATAATCCTCTTCGTGGAAATCGCCATAGGTATTTATATCCACAAGACAGTAATCGTCTGTAGTCAAATCCTTTTGTTCTTTCCATTTGGGAGACTTATCTTTATCCGTTATAGTCAAGAATCTGTGTTCTCGGCTTGTTCTTATCTTTAAGCCATTATACAGTCTTGTTTCGTACAAATCATCTATTCTTGTCTTGTATGCGGATGCCTTGCAGTATTCCACACCGTCAAAAATTTCAAATTCTGTACCTACCAAATCTTTTATTCTTCTTAAACCCTTATTCGTCGTAACGAGTGTTTCTGGTGAAACACAAAAGAAATTCGCATTATAAGAAAAGCCCCACAATATCCAGGTTATGATATTCACCAACGTTTCCAATTCCGATACCCCATATCCGTTTCTTCTTACATCAGATGTCTTGTTTCTGATACCAAAACCAAGCTCCCACGGGTAATACAATATCGGTTCCTTCGTTATAGGGTTATGAAGAATCATCTCATCCCACACCATACAGTAACGCGGCAAATGCCCCTTGAATCTGTACTGCTCGAAACCTTCCCTTTGTCTTGGGTCTACGCTGTCAAGAAAACGTATCAAAGAAGCGTCCACAGCGCGGAACTTCTGCAATTCCCACATTCTGTTGCGGACCATTTCAAAGGCCAACTGGTCTAATGTAAGACTATCCGACATTATTTTACTTACAAATTCCTGCAAGCTGTCTACATTGTCCCATTTGTCCGTCCATCCTCCCTTTTCCAGGAAATCAACTATCTTTGAAATCTTTTTCTTGTCCTCGTTTGTCAATTTCTCATCCCCGGTAGAAAAAAGGCTCTTCTTCTTTCTGATTGTGAAACCCTCCTTCTGCTCGTCTTCCGAAAAGTCCATAAAGTTCATTATCTGCTCCACACGTGTAGACACGATACTTTTCACTATATGAATGTCCCCCATCCGGCGCAATACGGAAAAGGACAGAACCCCTTTAGAATCCTTGAATCCTCTTCCGTTACCGGATATGTCGTTAGGGTCAAAGAAAACAGACTGAATTTTTGTAGGCTGTCTATTGATTTCTCCCAGATACAAATTAGCCTTCATTATCTCCCCTGCATCGTTTGAGTTTAACGCAGCCTGCAATTTGCTTTGGAATGCCATAGGTGCAGCCTTTTGCAGCATGTCTATCTCTTCAATGGACAAACTCGAAAGACTTGCAACCAAATCCGGCTTTTCCGCTTTTTGTATTATCTTTCCTTTTCTCTTTCCCATTGTAAACAATTTTTATTCTCCAGCCAATTGTGTAAGGTTTACCGTCGCTTTCTTTCCTCCTTCTACTGCCGTAACAACTGCCGTTCCGGTACGCTGTGCGCCAGTATTTGCATCCGCCACTACAGAATATTCAGTAGAACCCTTGGTAAATCCCGTACCACTCACTACAGTAGTGTAGTCAACCGTCATAGGTGAACCGTCATTCTTCCCATTCACTTTCTTCTGCTTCTTGCTTGAAACACCGAATATCTTTGTTTCTCCTGCTGCTGCAAATGAAAGTGTTGTCGGGTCTGTAGTCAATGTATATTCATAGGTAACTGTCGCTGCAAGCTGTGTTAACGTAACCTTTACCGTCTTGTTACTTCCAGTCTGTGTAATGGTAATAGAACCGTTATTAGCTGTTTCTGCCTTGTTCTCTGCTGCCACTATGCTATAATTCTCTCCATTGGTGGTTTCTGATGAAGTCTCGCTAAATCCGGTTCCGGTAATTTGTGCAGTCGTATCTACCTTCTCGACATCACCAGACGGTTTACCGTTAACTTTTTTCTGTCTTGTTGAAACAACTTGTAAACTCTTCGTTTCTCCAAGCGCTACAAACTGTATGGTCTGTGAGTTGGCTGTAAGCGCATAGTCATACGTCACCGTAGCCGCATAGTCATACGTCACCGTAGCCGCATTCTGTGTCAAGTTCATCTGTACGGTCTTTCCGCCTTCCTGTGAAATGGTTGCCTTTCCTGTTCTCTGTGAGGTCCCGGTATTCTCCTCGGCTTTCAGATTGTAGTTGTTTCCGCTCACTTCATAGCTGAATCCCACACCTGCAAGCTCTATGTCCGTAGGATAGCTTTCTGCCTGCTGTTTTACTCCGTTCAGAACTTTTGTTCTTGTAGAAGTCACGGTAACCAGCTTTTCACCTCCTGCACCGTCGAACGTTACCGCTGTCGGGTCTACTGTAAGCGCATATTCGTAGGTTACAGTAGATGCAGCCTGGTTGCATGTAATCTGCAATGTCTTTCCGCTTTCATTCTGTTTAACCGTCACTACCGCTTTTCTTGTCGTGTTGTTGGGGTTCTCGTCAACCGTTACTTGTCCTCCACCGTCAACCTTGAATCCGGTTCCAGATATTGAGAATGTTACCGGGACACCTTCTGGATGTCCTACTGGTTGTCCATTCTTGAAAGTCTGCTTTGAAGACGTCACCACGCACATATCATCACCTCCCTTTGCAGGGAAATTGAGTGTAGGTTCTTTAGTCTCCAATACGTATTCCACAACTTCCTGCACGTCCGACAATACCGCGCCTTCTTCTCCGAATCCTTCCGGATATGAGATAAGCTTAACAAGCGCCTTAAACGCCCATTCCTTGAACTGTCCGATATTATAGGTGTGTCCGGGTTCAATCACGATACCCAGCCCCTTATAATATTCCACATCACCATAAAGGCTTTCTGTAACGAAAACCTTCATCTGACCGTCGATTCCGTCGGTTACGACGGTCATTTGGTGAACATTGTCCTCTGTTGTAAACAATAACCGTAACATGTCCTTATGCGTTTTGTGCCACAAGTTCTTCGCGCCACGTATTGTTGTCGGTCATTACCACTACGTTCAAGTCTTCCTTTGCATCCAGACCAAGGTCAGCCAGCGTAAACGCCATAGGTTTACCGGACATAACTTTTGTAGAGATGGTTTTGCGGTCTCCTCTCACTACCCCGAATCTTTCTGCGCTCTCATTCAGATTCACGCTATTAGGGAAATAAATGTCGACATCCTTCTTTGCCGGAACACTTGTTTTAATGGTGATTACACACGCATCTGCATCGTTCCATTCTGCCGTTACCGCAACGATTTCATTCAATCCCTGGGGGTCGATAATTAATTCCAAACCCTTTTCTTCTGCAAATGCTACAAGTTCCTCGTGCATCACGGCTTCGCCTACATTCCATTTGAAACCAAGCTTCAAAAGCTCGGCACCGCCTTCCGGGTCCGTCACATTTCCTTTAGGGGTAATTCCGCGCGGTGATTCGGTGATGAACACTTTCTTCTGGTCGCAACTTCCGTCCGTTACCAATGTCACATCAATATTCTTGTCTTCGTCCAAAAATCTGTATAGTCTCATAATCTTTTCTTTTTTAATGGTTTTTATTTACATTCAAATACAATTTCCTGTTCCACGGAACCGTCAGCACCCAGTACGTAAACCTGGTAAATGCCTTTCAAGTCCACTTTCTGTACACCCAAATCCTTCTGACACTCGAAACCCAGATATTCGTTCTTCTCCTTCATTGTCAGAATCTTCTTGTCAACAGATACGGTGCCGATAGTTTCTGGAATGTTGGTGAACTCGCAGAACTTGTTGTTATGCTTAATACAAATCTGAGTACCTTCCGATACCTTTGCTTTGAAGTTCATCCATAACCAAGGAAGACCGTCTGCATATTCAGCCTGCCACGGATATTCCGTCAGATAGGATTCGGGGAGAATACTGTTATAGTCCTCCTCACTGTTGATAATTCCACTATTAGGGTCCATCTTAATAGGCAAGGAATAGGAAGGAATTGCTTCTATCTCCTGCTGCAAAGCCTCGAAATTTCCCTGTAAGCCTTGTGCAACCTGTGCCCCAGTATCACCGTCCTGTATTTGATAAAACGCTACTTTTTTCATAATCTCTAAAATTTAAACTTTAAATCGTTATACCATACGAAATTATCATGCCAAATATTGTCTGTAGAGAAAATGAGCTGTCCCATTCTCCAAACTCCGTCTTTCATCCATTTGCCGAAGTTGTCCCAAACTCCTTTGGTAAGTACCCATACTGCCGGAATACTGAACTTCCCTCCGGAAATCCAATAATTGCGCATGTTCCATCTATCGTTGTCCAGTACCCATACCTTCTTCACCTTTGGCGGCATTGTCTGTGAAGTACCGCCCGAACCTCCTCCAAGGTATGTGCCCGGGTTTTCTTTCGTTCCGACCCTTGAATAGGTTCCGGGCAAATAATCGCCTTGTGCCATAGTCATTCTCCTTTCATTTCCTTTATCGTCTCCGGTTTCTTATCCCCGAACTCGTCGAAATCAGACAGATATTTTCTAATTCTCTGAGGTACCAAAGTAGGGCTTACCTTTGCCGCGTTCTCCACGATTGAGATTGATTCTCGTATTATAAGCGCGTTACACACCACGGCACGGAACCATGTGTATATCTCCACATTGCCGCCTTCCACCGTAAAGTTCCCCATCACATGCGAAACAATCAGAATAGCTGAATAAATGAAAAGCTTCGTGATAATCATTGAAAAACCCTTGCTTGAAAAGTCCTTGTTCTTGATATGATATACCCAGCTTACAAGTGTGTCTATCACTATAAGAATCATTAGGTATTTCAAGAACTCCCAGTCCCGAAACACATATTTCTCAATGAAGGATGTCGTATTGGAAAAAGAGATAGGTATGCTCAACAACACGGGAAAATATAAACTCATTACGTATTCCCTTATTTTATGTAGTTTTCCCATAATCATATGCGACGGAATTTTAGGAAATGGTATATGCAATGTGTACAAGTTTACTTGGTGAGGCTTCCGGATATTTCTTTTTCAGATAGTCATAGCGTTCTCTGATAACCCTTTCTGCCTCTTTAGGGTTGTGCCCAGATTTTGTGGCTGCGGCCACAAGTTTTTCTACTGTAGGAAAATCGCCTTTCTTTTCCTTCGTCTTTTCCTCCTTCGCGGTCTCCTTTGTCTTGATTCCCTGGCGTCGTACCCATCCGTTAGCGGTCTTCACATATTCTTTCCCTCCCCAGCTTTTTACGGTTCCGATAGGTTCACCCTTCCGTGCCTTCTCTATATCGTCAGATACGCACATTCCGGCTATGCCCTTGAAAATGTTCAGAGGTGTTTCCTTGTATCGCAGCATGTCCCGGTTCTCGGACATTGATTTGAAAATTCCTTCCTTTCCCGGTATCACTTCCACCTGTGAAGGTCTTATGAACATAGGTTCTTCCTCGTAGAGGTCATTCAGCACCTTAACCGTTTCAAGTGATTTCCAGTCCGCGGCCGCGCATGCTTTCTCGAACTCGTCCATCTCGTTGTTTTCTGACTTGTTCAAAACATCAGTAGCAAAAGCCGCTACCTGCTTTGCGGTGAATGCCTCATAGTCTTTGTCAATGAGAAACTGTTCAAATTGTGCACGTCCGAACACTTTCTCTTCTTTTTTATTAATATTCATGAATAATGCCTTTTAAAGTTATAACGAAATTGCAATTACAACGGTAAAAATAGGCATTATCAGTCAAATAACCAAGCATTTACTTTGAATATTTATCCGGGCACGGGTATTTGTACTTCGCCCTTATAGGATTGTCCTTTACATACTTCCTTCTTCTGTTTTCTACCCGTTTCCTGGTCCTTTCGGCTTTCGCCAAAGCCTTTTCAGTCCGTTCGCGTCGCTTCTCGTCACGCGCTATGCGTTCCCGTATCATCTGTTCTGCGTACAGTTCTACGTCCTCGGTCTCATAGTCATTGTATATGTATTCACTTACCGTTTCCATACTCTATATGCTTCAAATTCATTAGCATTATAACCCTCATATTCCGGTGCCTCGTGACAGCGATATTTAATATATTCTCCAGAATAACACTCGTTATCGTCTTCTGATAAATATTTATACTCTTTCTCCATATAAGGATAGCTTACCCTTTTTATTTCCTCTTTTTCTCTATCAATAATTTCTCCATCAATAAATATTCCTTCCTTTAAAGCCACTTTGTCCTTCATTTCTTGGCTTGAAGCATTATCGTACCCTTTCTTTGTCTTTATAAAGGTTCTTGTGACATAATAAAAAGCCTTTCCAACTATAGAATCTGTAATCTTTTGATATTCTTTAGCAAAGATATCCTTCCATTTACTTTTAGGCGGCAAAGATATAGTAAAAGATTTACATTTATAGGTATATCTCAACATTCTTATCGGTTTGTTCGGGAATTGATATGCCATTTCTCCGAACAACATTTTAATCTTATTTATAAAGTTCCTTATAATTCTATCGCTCAACCCGGTATTCTTGGAAATCTTCCTCATTCCTTCATGAAAGGAAACAACACACCCCTGCCAATTAAGAGCATGAAGGGCATTCTTACGAAGTCTTTCCTTTACTGTCCTGTATATTTCATCATCTTTATATTCTTCCGGGTCTCCTCCTTTATCCAAATACTTTTCAAAATCCATATTCATATATTGCATTATCTCGTCTTCCCGGTCTTCTATATCGTTCCATTTCTTTATACTATCAAAAGCCTTTTCCCTGCAATGATTATAGAAATTAGTCCTTTTAAGCATATAATGCAATAGAAGGGTGTCACATGGTTTCCAATCGATACCCTTTTGCTTTACTGCCTGCAAAAAATAATCTGGTAAATAAAAACTCTCTTTAACACCTTCATCCTCTTTTTCTTCTATACTCTTTAAAATCCTGCATACTCCCTTTTCCGGGAATTTAATGTATTCTTGTAGTCTTAATTGCTTTATACACGTTCTTATCTGATAATAACTTAATCCGGTCGTTTCTTTCTCAATCTCCTTTGCAAGCTCCCTTGTAGTAAAGTTACGTTCATAGCAAGCTTCATAATTATACAAATCACCTTCAAACTTTCTGTATCGTTTTGTTATGCGCGTTATTGCATAATAGACAGCTTTAAGATTTGCCGCACAAACTCTCTGAACCCTGTTCTTAATCACCTTCTCTTCCATCATATTATCTCCTCCAAAATAAAAGGTGATATTTTCTTACCGTAAATAACCTTTGAAATCCTTTCTATGAAATCTATAACTTTATTCTTTTCAATCAAACATACCCAAGCTATATAACAACAATTATCATAAACATATCTATAAAATTTTGGGAAATCACTGCAATCTTTTATCTTAAAAGAAACAAATGCCAATATAACCAAATCCGTAAAATTAAACTTGAATTTTAATTCTACCAATTTGTCATATACTGGCCTTACAACACATTCAAACGCTTCATGATTATAAAAACGCAAAAAATTAAAATGGTCTAAATCATAACAATAAACACTTCTCTTTGAAATAAAAACAAGTCTACCATTAACCAACAAATAATGTAAACAATAATCTACAAGACCTTCATATTTAGGAAGTTCCCTTTTTAAAATAACAATCAGTAAATCTATATTAATTCTTTCTCTGTCTTTGAAGAAATGATATAGGAAACCTGTTATCTCAAACATTGCGATAGTTGTCTCCCTATACATCAACTTATGGAATATATTTTCTGAATCTTTTTTCATATCCTTTCGTTTTTAATTCTCACTTACCGCTTACTTTCTTTTTTTGTTTTACGTCTTGCTAAAGGACGCTCACTTCTCAAACTTCACCTTTTTAGCTAAAAACAAAAACAAAGAAAAGGGGATTTTTGAAAGGTAAGTTTGATTTAGTGAGAACTAAAAACGAAAACCCCTTTTCTTTTTGCGGCTTTCAAATCTTCATCAGACTTTAGCCGCTATGTTTTAGCACTGCAAACATAGGGATAAAATTTCAATCCACAAAATTTTCTCGGAAAAATTTTCGCCGCGCCTCGCTTTTTCCCAAAATCCCCTTCTTGTTTTCGTCTTTTCTTTTGCTTCATCTCCCTTTTCTATTTTTACTTCCGTTAACACTTTCTATATCTCGTTTTGTCCTCTTCCCCATTTTTCACTTCTTCCTCCTTCCTCCCCCAAACCCCCTATTGTTATATTGCAGTATTCCTCTCCTCTTCCTCCTATTCTCAAAATATAAAGAAAAACAATGGAAAATTTTCTAAAGAAAATTTTCTTCTATCTGTCTGCAATTTTTTTAAAACGTTGATTTCCAGATAGTTATAAATAGTAATAAATATTGACAGAAATTTCCTCGAAAAAGCCTACCTTTACACGTGTTTAATCTTAAAAATTGTAAAAATATGAAAGTGATTTATGAATCGAAAATTGCGAAAATTATCATTCCGACCTTTTCCGCAATTCTAATTTTTTGCTGGTTGCTTTGCAAGAAAACGAAAGAGTATTATGACGAAGAATTCCTAAAACATGAAGAAACGCATTCCTATCAATGGAAATCATTAATGATACCGGGCACCGTGCTTTTTAGCGGTCTTGCAGGCGTTTTCTCGTGCCCCTGGCTACTTCTCCTTATCCCGTTGACGTTCTATCTGTATTACGCCCTGGAATGGCTTGTACGTGTAATAGGAGCCTTAATCAAGTATCACCCTGGTTTCAGTGGCGGTATAAAGAAATGGATTAAGAGAATCCAGGCTATAAACCATGACTGTTACCATGCAATCGTGTTTGAACAAGAAGCCAATGCAGTAGAAAAAGGACTGGTAGATTATGGTTTTTTGTCATTCTTCAAGTATTATTAACTCGATTGTCAAGATTTAGAAAAAGAAAAGGGACGTTTCACAACGTCCCAGTCTGTCGGGTTTCGCTAAACCCAGGTTCTCATACTACAAAACAAAATTGAATAATTATACAAATTGAATGTATATTTATGCAATAATTTTCTTTATGGAAATCGCGTTCTGCTTGATATTCCCGATTTTCCGAATAACCTCATTAGTGGAAATATCCCTATAGGAAGAAAGAATTTCCGAAAGTTCGGCAATCTTATCCACAATCACATTCATTTCCTGTAACCGTTGCCAGCTTATGGAGACGGAAAAATGATTTTTAATGAATTCGTCTCGGGCTGTTCTTGCTTCTTCCACGGTCCGGAAATAACCGATATTGTACTTCTTCTTTTCAACCTCTATTATAACCCGGTACGGCTTGTTCTTCGACCGTTTGTCATAATAATAGATATACCTGTTACTTCTCGGCTTCATCGTCTTCTTTCTCCTTCTTTTCAAGAACTGGAATAGGTCCCAGGCAGTGAACAAAGATGGCTGTGATAAACGGGGAAATGATAAGTGCCAGAAGCATCCATACACCGAAACTTCTGTTCATCCTTTCTGCCGTAGAACCTACCTCGGCACTCAGCATGAGATGAACGATAAAAATAATGATAGTCAAAAACACGATACCTGCATTCATAATTTAATCCTCCTATTTAAGTTCGTTGATAATTTTTACTGCCTTTTCTTTCAGACTTTCTTCATTTGTTTCGTTTCCCATTTCCTTGCTGATTAGGGATAATGTGCCATCCAGGTTCTTTCTGTATACAGCAATCATACTCATGCTTTCTTCTTTTGCCGGGTCATATACTGCCCGGTAGTTTCCTTTGCTTAATGTTCTCATTTTAAAATAGTGTTTATAACGTTGTTAATAGTAAATTCTTCAATCTCTTTTATGTCCTTTTCGGAGCACATGTGTCTATTTTCGGTATATTCTATGATGTTGCCGTGAAGAATGTCCGCAGGGGACGGAAAACGGCTTATTTCTGCCACTTTCCATATTCCGAACTTGACTGTTACATATACCTCGTATGAATCGGGGTTCTTGAAAAAGTCTATATTTGCCATGATTGTAAAGATTTTATTTGTTTGACAATTATCAATTAATAAGGAAGACCATAATTGTTACGGTAAACTTCTACCAAAGAAATATTTACGTTTGGATAACCTTTAGTGTTATAGGATTTCTTGGCATAATAGAGACGGACACCGACAAAACGTTCTTTCATCATTTCGTAATTATTCTTTGCATCTTCGATGTTCTTGAAAAACTCTACATAATCATTTCCCATGCTAACCGCAAAACCTCTGATAACTTTAATTTCATTTTCCATAACCTTATCTTTTTATTTGTTTGACCTAATTAGCTGTCTCCTTTAAGAAGACATTGCAAATATAAAACCTTATTTAGACATAAGCAAGTGCGTATGTCATTTTAACATAAGATTAACATATAATCCCAAATAAAACACCCGGAAACATTTCTACACGAGAAGCGTAACCGGGTGTCGGTCAAACAAATATATAAAAATTAGAGAAAGAAGGTTCTAAACAATGTCGGGATGAAAGTATGTCGGATAGTCCCATTCCTTGATAAGCTCCTTAAGCTCCTTCCAGGGAATGAAAATGGTGTGAGATTCGATAGCCGCTTTCTTATCACCAGTCCAGTAGATGGAAGAAAAAACCGGGTTCTTGGACTGTACTATACTTTCTGTCGTCCGTCCTCCCATGTCTTCGATAAGCTTACTATATCCGAAATAGCTGATGTTCTGACCCAGGATAAGACAAAGGATATCGCCAGATTTGCACTTTAAGGCCCGGGCCACGGATGTTCTGTCTTCGACGTTTATACCGTTATTATCACGAAGCAAAACAAGCTTGTTAGAATAACAAAGCCAATCTATGTACATGCTTCCCCCGTCGTATGTAAATTCGTTCTTTTTGCTCATATCAAATCTTTATAATCGTCTTCCATCCTTTTTATTTCGCTCGTCAATTCCTGGCTTAAATGGAATAGGAACTGTTTCTGATTGTCTTCCATCTCGTCCTCATTACAACTCATCTTCCTGGAGAGCTGGTCCAGATACCGGATGAACCGCTTTCTCTGGATAAGGTCTATATAGGAGACCACATAAAGAAGAGCGTCCATTCTTTTCTGAATTCCCGTAACCGTCCCTATGCACCACAAAAGAAGGGTGATAAGGACTACTGTAAGAAGAACGAGACATATAAATATCGCTGTTATCATGTTTGCAAATATATGAAAATAAAACAAATAATTAATACTAAAGAACGTTCAAATTTTCGCCCTTGTCAATATATACGGGTCTCGAAACAAGGGAAGAAGGAGAAATGACAACATATTTGCCCGGACGGACCTTCCGCAATGTCATTCCCCGGTATTCGGCAATCTGTCCGACCCAGATGTAGCATTCTTTCCTAATCATCGAGAATACTTTTAATTAAGTCCAGTTTCTTTTTAGCCTCTTCCCCGGTCTGGAAATAGTTATGGACATCGAACCTATAATTGTCTATATAATCAAACTTCTCTATATGGGAATTCACGCAAAAGGGATTGGGACCATTGAAATCAATGTAATAATACATACAGTCCTTCTTGGCACGCCAACGAAGATTTTTAAGGCATTTTTCTTTCTCGTCATAGTATAGCCCATTTTCGGAAAGAACGTTGTTTATAAGCTTCTTTTCTTCTAATGTAGAGAATCTATAAGCCGGGATAAGGTCATAATGGGTAAACGGGTATCCGTTTTTATGCGTATGTAATTTTTCACCATAACGCAGAAGAGCATGATAAGCTACTTTGATGTCTTCGCGTTCACATTCTCTGTATATTAATATTGTACCGTCTTCATGCGTCAGATAATCGCCATCGTTAAGCTCCATCAGATAATAATCCTCATCATGAATAGAAATAAATTCCCCGTCTTTGTCACATAATACCTTTTTCATAATTGTAAAATATTTTTATTAGAAAACATAATTAATCAAATCAGAAAGCCAGGACATGAATTGTATCATTTCAAAGAATAGGAAAGCACAAACGATTGCACCTACTCCGTACCAGAAACGTACCCACCATTCACGATATCTTGACTTCAATACTTTATTGCCGAAACGTCCGTGAAAGAAATTTATAAGTTGCTTTTTCATGATATATAAGTTTTTAGAATTCAACAAGGAGAAGAGGTTTATGGCTTTCCCTCTCTCTGACCCACATATAATTGGAACCGAAACCGTAATCAAAAAGAGAATTGAATGTAATCGGGTAATTCGCAGAAATGAATTTCATTGCCTTTCTTAATTCTTTTTCGTCATTACATTCGGTAATTTCGTTAAGTATATTGACATAAATAGAGATTGCTGTTGGTGAATGATAGGCATTCAACGGGTTTTCTACAATTACTTTCATAATCAAATCCTCTTTTATGTTAATATATTTCATCCTCATGCAATAGTTCACAGTAAGCAGGAGTTTCAGCGTCCGTATGCTTATTGGTTATAAGAACCTCGTCACCATTGGTGTATATCCGTGTAGCAAATGCACCGAAAAACAAACTTTCTTTCATACCGAACAATATTACTGCATCATCATTTACATTTGCAAGTGCTGCAATCAATTCTTTCTTTGTCATAATCTTATATCTTTATTTGTTCAACATTTCGAGTTGTCTTTGAAGGAGATTAGCGCGGTTCTGTTCGTTACTTGCAAATTCCATATTGCCGATAGACTTGTAGAACTCGACGTTTTCAAGTGCTTCTGCAAGCGCTTTTTGTTTCTGGGAAATCATGGAGGAAATTTCGTTGTTATTGCCTCTCTTTATCATTTCTTCAAACTCCGTACCTCTTACTTTGTAAAATTCTGCTTTCATAATCTTATTTCTTTAATTTGTTTGACCTTGTTTCCTTATCACATTGCAAATATAGGGAGTTATTGAGACATAAGCAAGTGCTTATGTCATTTTAACATAAGATTAACATAATCTTTCTTTCAGTGATATTTTATTTTTCAGAAATAGAAGAAAATGGTATGTGATTATCAGACAGTTAACCCTAACTCTGAAAATTGAATTGTTTTTCGGCATACAATAAAATAAAGAAAATGAAAAACCGGGAACCAGGCAAAACACCCGAATTCCCGGCACCCCGAAAACAATCAAATCACCTTGTCATTGACCCAATCACCAGAACTCGCTATCTCTTTCTCGTCCATCAAAGGATAAGGGTAGGAGACATTTTCCATAACTTCTTCATTTTCTGAAAGCATCATGATAGGAGGTACAAGCATATTGTACGTCTCTTCATGTAACAACGCCTTCGTGCCGTCGTTACTCATTCGTCTTGTCTTCCAGTCCTTATCAAATTCTTTTAATTCTTCTATAGGTATAGCTAACCATTTCATATTATTCAGTTTTACGTTTCAACCATTCTTCATTAAGTCTTTCCTTCTCGGTCTCTATTTCTTCAATGGTCAGAGACTTGTTATAGAGAGCGAAATAGTAGATGGCTCCTTTCAAAAGTCTACTGTCTCGCTCTCTTATAATACCCAAAGTCAATGTATCGGTATCGTCTGCATTGCCTACCGTAATCGTACTCCCATTATAGGAATTTTTAGTTTGCCATGAAACAGAGTCTTCTAAATTTACAGCCAGACCAGACGTATATTCACTAAAAGAATATGTAGCATTATTAGCATATTCAAAAATAAATGCTCCATTGCCAGCAACTATGCTTTTTGAGGCAACAACGTTAGTATCATTCTCTATCACTCTCCTGCATATCACCGTATAGTCTGTCAATATAGGCAGATTGTTGCATATTCCGTAATCATCCACACCATCGAATACCAGCGCATCCTCATAGGCAGATGGCAGTTGGGTGATGGTAATATTATTTACAGAATTTATAGTGAATCCAGCACTGATGCCTTTTTCACCTTCTTTGTAACATATAGGAAGTTCATATATACCATCTTTATTATAAGTAACATTCTTTTCAAGACCTTCATTGTTTCTATAATAATACAATATTTGTCCAGAATCAAGACCTTTGATTTCTATAGAATAAGAAGGAATATCGGATTCCAATTGACTATAGGCAATCGTAGCAAATCCTTTATCTATTCCTGCTTCTTTATATATTGAAATAGAATTAGATGTTGTATTACTTCCGGTATATTTTGTAAAATCTACTGTATATTTCCCAAATCCAGAAGAAAAGGAGTAGGCGAAGTTCTTAAGAGCCATTTCATTCCCTTTCACTCCACGGATAGAAGAAGGCTTATCATTATTGGACAACCCGGACATAAACCATGCGTCCACCATAGCTTTATTGAAGGGTGGAATAGGAGGACCAGCCTTGCCAGCCCTCCTGTCAAACAAAAGACTTGTACCAATACCAATCATAACCCTATATTGAATTGTGCAGTAGTACCGTCAACAAACACCTTATCAATAAGATAAGGCATAGGAGAACCCATATAAGCGGAAACCTCGGTCTCGGAAATGGTATATGTATCTGGACCAGTCTCACCGATAAGGTGTACTTTGATAGTACCAGCAGTTAACGGAATAATAAGAAACGCCCTTTTATCATCGGGAACCAAGGTGTACTTTGACAATACCACATCTTCGGCTGGTGTGCCGACCTCGAAAGCGCGTGAAATCGCTGTTATGCTCTCAAAACCCTTGTTATTTGCTATGCTTACTTTAGTAGGATACATAATTATTTCAATTTAAATTTACAAATGATAAAAATACGAAATTTGCAAAATCGCGGCTACAGTATACTGTAGTATCGATTGCCCTATAAGGGAGAATACTTTCTGAATATAGTAAAATATATTTACGCATTAAATAGCGTCACCTTCCGACCGTTGCATAGGTCCATAGTGTCTACATGCAGCCAGCTAACACCATCTTCCAGTCTGATAGGATAAGGAAGCTTGTCGGAATCGTCCACAATGAGTTTACGTGCCGCTTCCGCTTCCATACCGGACACCGTAATATCAAATGCGCGACCTAATGCGTGCGCGCTCATATACGGCTTTTCAAGCATTGTCTTTTCCTTGCATAGAACACACACATTGCATCGTAAACCGCGCTGGGAATAGCTGCCTCCGTTCTTCCAGTTGTTGATAATGAAGGGTTTGCATAGGATTTCTTCTCTCAATACAAGGAGCGTTTCCAGTGCTTCGGTCGTGAAAAAGCTCCATATCTGCGATTCTGCATACTTTCTATACACGTGGGGGCATACAAGTTCGGGAAGCGTGAAATACCTTCCCAGTCTTCCAATAATCTCTTTTCTTTCCATAATGATACAAAATTTGAATAAAAATAGGGGTTGCAGCTATCTGAACCAGGCTTTCACCCCCAGCCATAACAGACTTGCAACCCCTACCGCCTTTGTTAACCTTTAAATACAACGTGATACAACCCTACCAGTTATCTATCACGTCAACAAAGATAGTGTTTTTATCTCAAAAACGAGCTAAAGTTCTGAAAATAATCGCTCGTACTCCTCCAATTTCTTCTCCATGCTTTCTTTTATCATCGGGAAATAGGTTTTTGCTATATCCTCGTCAATATAGAAATAGGAATCATAAGAGTTCGTTATTTGTATCTTTCTCTCTATCTCAAACCTGGAAATTCTCTCTAATTGGTCTTTCAAATATTCGATTTTATTATGTAGCTTATTTGCTTCTTTTAATTTCGACTTATCCATAACTGCTTGATAATAAAGCCCCATTTCGGGGCTTTTGTGAAAATAATAAGTATACCGAAAGATTTATTCTACAATTTCCGCATCACTTTCCGGCTCGTATTCCTTCTTTCCTTCTTCCTGGATAGGGGCGTTCTTCCACTGGTCTATGAAGTGCTCTATTACACGACGTCCG